CTATTGGCGAGCCGATCCTGACGTGGAGCACGTTCGCCACGCGGTGGATCGCCATTCTGCCACTGAGTGGCAACGAGCAGATGACCGCCATGGCCACCGAGGGCAACGTCACGCACCGGGTGCGGATGCGGTACACCGCCGGGCTCAAGCCGAAAATGCGGATGGTGGCCGAAGACAGGACGTTCGAGATCATGTCGGTCGTCGAGCGAGGTCGCCGCGAAGAGCACGAGCTCATGGTGACGGAGGTGGTGGACTGATGGCGAAGTTCGCTACCACCGTCGAGGGCGTCGAGGACATCCTGCGTGGATTCACGCGGCTGTCTAAGGGCGTGCAGCGTAAGTACCTGGGCTCTAGCGTCCGCGAGGTGGTCAAGGCCGCCGTGCCCGAGGTGAAGGCACTCACGCCGAAGGGGCCGACGGGCAATCTGCGTCGCTCGGTGGGGCTCAAGCTGGAGAAGAAGAAGACGACCACAGCCGTGGGGATCGTCGGCTACCGCAGCAAGACGGGCGGCAACAACCGGGAGCTCGGCTTCCACGCTTACTGGACCGAGCAGGGCGTGAACGACCGCTACCCGAAGAGTGCGTTGGCCCTGAAGTTGCCGATGCGGTACGCCAGCAAGTACGGATACCTGAAGGACAAGGTGTCGCTGCTCGGTGGCGACGACGGCGGGACGGTGTTCTTCAAGAGCGTGCGTGGGTACACCGGCTCGGGCAAGTTTCAGTCGTGGGCCGACCAGAACCTGCCGCGGATGAAAGAGGAGCTCATCGGCAAGCTCGAGATGAATCTCGGCAAGGCGATTGCCGAGGAAGAGCGTCGGCTGATCCGCCGAAAGTACGGAAGCTAGTAGCGTGCCCGCAGTCACGTACATCGACGAGGTGGTGAGGCAGACGCTGTCGGCCCAGGCGGATATTGCGTCCCTTGTCGGCTCGCGGATCTTCTCCACGCAGGCACCGCAGGGCACACAGCTGCCGTGCATCGTCTACGCCCAGGACCAGGCCAACCGCGGGCCGTTCATGCACATGCGGGGGATGACCGGCATTGCCCGAGTCACATACCAGATTTCTTGCCTGGGAACGTCGCTGGTAGACGTGCGAAACCTGTCGAGGGCCGTACGTGTCGCCTTACAATACAAGCAGTCTGCGGCGATACGCTTGGCTGTCGTAAAGAACGACGACGACACGACTGAGCCGCAGGCCGGCGGCGAGCAGCTGCCGATTTACCGCACCGATTTGACCGTAGAGATCACCTATCAGGAGCCGTAAGAGATGGCCATCGACATCGGACAAGGCACGTTCGTGGGGTTCGGTACGGCGCTTCACACGGCGACCGGGTACAAGATCACCGGCGTGAATCACGGCGGCGTCTCGCGTGCCGTTGCCGACGCCACGCACATGCAGAGCAGTGCCAAGGAGTTCATCGGCTCCGCGATCTACGATCCCGGCGAGCTCTCGGTCGAGGTGCTTTTCGACCCGGCGATCAAGCCGACGGCCGACCTTGCCAACGTCGCCACCAACCAGGTGGTGAACGTGTACTGGGCCAGCGGCGGCACCACGACGACGCTCTGGAGTGCGTTCGGCTATGCGACCGGCTTCGAGGCCGGTGCCCAGATGGAAGACATGAACAGCGGCACGCTCACCATCAAGCTGAGCGGCACGCTGTAGTAGCAGGAGGCGCGGACTGTGGCTGTTACTCGTGATCAGATCAAGGCCCGGCGTGGCGTTCGCCAGCGTGTCGCTGTGGAGGTGCCGGAGCTCGGCACTGTCTACGTGGCGAAGTTCTCGGCGAAAGACCGCGACCGATTCGAGCAGATGGTGACGGGCGGCAAGGTAGGCGGCAGCGTCAACCTTGACAACGTCCGTGCTCGGTTCGTCACGCTCGTCTGCGTGAACGAAGACGGGACGCGGATGTTTGAGGACGCCGATTCCGAGTGGATTGGCGAGCTCGACACGGACATCGTGCAGGCCATCGTCGATGCTGGCTTCAAGCTCAACGGCATCGGTGCCAACGCAGTGGAGGAGGCGGCGGGAAAATAGAACGCTCGCCGGTTCTGGCGTTCCTGTACCGGCTGGCGTTGAAGCTGGGCGAGTGGAACGTCGAGGGGCCGGGCGGGCTGGCCGAGACGATGCCCGTCGATCAGTTGTACGGCTGGATGGCCTACTACCTGCTCGAGCCGTGGGGAGACGAGTGGCTCAGAGACGCGGTGCAAATCTCGCAGAGGTACAACGCCAACCGCAGGAAGAACGCACCGCCCAAGAAGCCCGAAGACATGATGCCGGTGCCAAAGAGGGCACAGACGCCAGAGCAGATACTCAACATCTTGAACGCGATCCCGCGGTGATTCATGGCCAACAACTTCGGTCGCGTCAACGTCTCGATTACCGCCAGCACCGGCGGGCTCGCGGCCGGTCTGGCATCTGCCGGCAAACAGTTGGCCGGCTTTCAGCAGGCGGCCTCTGACTCGACGGGTACGTTCTCGGCCCTGAATCAATCGGCCGATGATTCGGGCATCATCTTTACGGACTTGTCCGGTCTGTTCGGCACGTTCGGGTCGGCACTGATTGGAATGTCGAAGTCGGCTGGCATTGCCACTCTTGGCGTGCGTGTCTTGACCACGGCAATCCGTGCATTGCTCCTGCCGCTCGGCGTCATCGCGGCGGTGGTGGCCCCATTTAGGGCGATTGCCGACGCGGCTGGCCGCCTGGACGACGCCGGCAAGTCTGCGGAACGCCTTGGCCTGTCTGTCGGCACATTCCAGACGCTCTCGGCCGTGGCCGAGGAAGTCGGTGTCAGCGTGTCGTCCATGTCGTCAATGCTGACCAAGATGCAGCTGACGATGGTGGCTGCGGCAAACGGCACTAAATCCGCTGTCGCTGCTTTCAGTTCGCTGGGGCTGAACCTAGACGCACTGCAGGGCATGTCTTCGGCCGAGCAGTTCAACGCCATTTCGGCCGCGATTATGGCGATCGACAACCCGGCACAGCGGGCCGCCGCCGCTGTGGCGATCTTCGGACGCAATGCCGCCGCCGGCATGGGCTTCATCAAGGCCGGGGCTAACGGCGCGATCGCCGAGATGACGCGACTGCAGCAGGTGTTTGGCGTAGACATCACTGAGGTGCAGAGACAAAGCATCAACGGGATGAATGACGCCCTTAGCCGGCTTTCGATCCCGGTTACAGGGTTTGTCAATCAACTTACGGCAGGTATTTCGCCTGCAATCACCACCATGGCGCGACTGATGCTCAACTTTCTGGAAAAGAACGCGGACGGCTGGAACATCGCCGACGGGCTCGCTCAGGCGTTCACGGCCACCATGCGGTACTTGTCGGCCGCAGTCACCGTGATCTACGGCGAGTTTCAGTTGTTGTGGGGGCTGCTTGCGACCGGCGAGGCTTTGCTCCAGCAACACCTTGTGGCTCCGATGTTTCGGTTTCTTGCGGATTGGTCCGGGGCTATTGGTGCGTTTGTTAATGGATTTGAAACTGGATTGCGCACCGTCATTCAAACAATGACGACGGATGTCCAAAACTTGATTTTCCTTCTGGCTGCTGCGATGGACAAGATCGGTCAAAGCGGGCTGGCGGAGCAGCTGCGTGACACGGCCCACAGCATGGCCACTTTGTCCGAGCGTTCGTCAGGGGCTGGCGACGCGATTGCCGGGTCTGGCGATTGGGCTCGCGGCATGGCTGATGCTGCCGAGCAATCCGCCGCAACGCTTGCCGCCCAGGCCGCCAAGGCTCTGGACGACGGGATGGAGAACATCACCAACCCGTTTAAGGCGTGGGACGACACGATGACTCGCGTGGTAGACGATGCCAAAAAAGCCGCCGAGGAAGTCGAGAAGGGGCTAAAGAAGGGCGGCGAAGGCATTCAGAAGGCCGTCGCGGCGTCGTCCAAGGAGCTTCAGGCCATCGTCGTCGGCACGTCGGAAGGCGAGTCATTTCGCAACCTGCTGGCTCGCGGCGGCGACGCCCGACTTTCTGGCGATCCGATGAAAGAGATCGCCGACAGCAACGAGCGAGCCGCAGACGGGATTGACGACTTGGTGGCACTAGCAGAGCAAAACGGATTCGGCCTCGCGGCGATCAACGTGTAGCAATGGCAATCATCGACGTTCGCCGGCTGCGCCGGCTGCAACTCACCGAGACATCCACGGCCAACGGCGCGAAGACGCTGGCCGGCAGTGAAGAACTGCTGATCGTCAGCGACGACGCCACGACCACGTTCTATGACGTGGCGACGGATACGGGCTCTTGGTCGAAGATTGGCGGTGCGATCCCCCGGGTAGGCGACTCGACCACGTTCGCCGGCCAGACGCTTAACGTCACGTCTCGGAAGTTCTCCTACACAGACGAGGAGAACGACCGGCTTATCACGCTGGTCGTCAACTACGAAAGCAAGGAAGCGACTGAGGAGGAAGACCAGGAAGACCCGGAGCCGTGGCTGAATATCTCGATTCAGTCTGTCACCTCCACGATGCCGGCCACGGGCTGGGAAACGCTTGACGAGGTTCCAGACTACGACTCCTCCGATGAGGGCAAGCCGCCGGTCAACTCGGCCAAAGAAACCGTTGACGGAATCACTGAAGAAGTGTCGATGGTCAAGCTGGTCTACGTCAACACGCTGGCTTCAGCCCCAAACTTCCCGGCTCTGATCAGCTACGCCAACACGTGCAACAACGGCACCTATCTTGGCTGCCCCGACTACACGCTCAAGGTGAACGGCTACTCCGCTGATTACGACCAGAAGAATGGGGTCTGGAGCGTCAGCGTCGAGTTTCTGTTCAACCCCAAGGGCTGGCAGATCAAGTATTACGACGTTGGGTTCAACTTCCTGGACCCATTTCTAGGCCGTCGGCGAGCGATCACAGACCTTGCGGGCAACCCGGTGTCAAAGCCCGTTCCGCTCGATGGCACCGGAGTTGAGTTGCCCATCGGAACAGATCCCATCGAACGCACGCTGTTTCCGTACAAGGTTGCCGACTTCACCGACATGTTCACCAACTGCGGCATCTAGGAGTTTGCTACATGGCCAATGAAGTTTCCGCCTCGCTCACGCTGTCTGTGCAAAACGGGGCGTACTCCGACAGATTTGCCGCTGGCAACGTGAAGGCCGACCAGGCGTCGCAGCTCGGGGCCGCTGGCGTCGTGACCGTAGGCACGGCCGTGCAGACGCTCGCCATCGCGCCGGTGACTTCTGCCGGCTATGCCGCCTTCCGCAACCTGAACACGCAGACGAGCGGCACGCACTACATCGCTATTGGCACGTACGTGGGCACCAACCTGCACGAGTTCGCCCGGCTCGAGCGAAATGCGTCGGCCATCGTGCCGCTGACTCCGTCGATAACCATCGGGCTGTCGGCCGCGACCAGCACGCAGTACACGCAGGCGGCCCGTCTCCAATACCTCGTGCTGTCTCGCTGATGCCATCGGCCTACGGATTCTCCGCTGACGACGCCAAGCGTATCGGCCGGGCCGTGCGTGTGGTGGAGCGTCTGCCGCCAGGCAACGAGACGAGCGGCCCGGTGTCGCCAGACGGTGGCCGCGGCGTGCGGCTGCTGCTGGCCAAGCACGAGGGCACGAACGGCTGGGCCGTAGGGGCGTCGGCGACCGTCACGGTGCACAACGGCCTGCCGATGGCCTCTGCCCTGACGGTGGTGGCGTACAACCAGTTCCTGACGTTCTCCACCACCGACGGCTGCACGACGCGGTGGGTGGCTCTCGGCCACAACGGGGATGGCTGGTACGCGATTGCCCGCGAGCCTGACTGCACGGCAACGTGCTCGATGACGCTGGCGGGGATCAACTTCGCGGCCCTGCCCGGGTACAGCGCAGGGACGATCCAGCTGCTCGGGCATTCCGCTGCCGACACCACGACGAGCGCCACGGCGTGTGCCAGCATCCAGTGGTACAGCATCACCACCTGCGAGCCGCCAGAGCCCGACGAACAAAGCTGGCTTTTCTAGGAGATCAACATGCCCAACACCTTTGCCATGTTTGCAACGGCGATTACCGCCACAAACGCCGTCACCCTGGT